ACGGACAAACATTCCGCCCGGCGTTATGTCGCCGCTCAAAGCCGCCCCGACTTGCATCCTCAAATTAAAGTCGCCGAATCGCGTCGTGATCCGGACCTGAGTTCCCTCGCGTGTAATTGTGAACGGCATAGTAATCGGCGGGAACTCGATCATCGACTGAGCGAACCGACGTAACTCCTCGGCCATATCCTCCAGCGTCGGGAAACTCGACGCCGGTATGAAAATGCTCACGCCCAAATTTGTCTGTTGATTAAGCGTGTCAGTGAAATACAGTAAATAGCGGCGATCCTCGCCAGCGTTCACGGTCCCGAGAAAATCAATCGTCCATGATCTATCCTGACCGGATCCAGGGATCGGCTCCGGAGTGAACGGCGGAGCGCCAGCGTCGAGGACGATTCCATTATTCGGGAGCGCGGCGTCCCCGCCGAAATCGCCGCCGAAGTCTATTCCGAAACCGAAAACCTCAAAGTCGCGGGTCGTCACGACCTGACCCTCCGCCCCGGCCGTGGTTTTATTCGTGATCTCCGCCGAAAAATCGAGCTCGTCCGGAATGCCGGGACTCGACTGAGGAATAAAATCAGTCGTAATAAATTGATCCGAAAAAATGTTATCGAAATCGACTACCGCGACCGAAGTGTCGACACGACGGACGATGATATGAGCGCCGACGTCTCCGGATTGCTGTAGATCAGCGTCGTCCTGTTTCGTGTCAAAACTTTGTGTCTCTCGATTCCGGGTGTTCCACGTAAAATCGAGCGTCCCGACGGCGCGAGTCCATCCGTCGAGATCATGGAACCGGTTCCCGTTCACGAATGGATCGCCTGGCGGAATCGGATGGTTTATCCGCTGGCCGACTGTCGTCGAAAGTATCGCCGCCGAACCGATGTCGAGCGTATTCCGGATCGTGGTCGGCAAAATTTTGACGTCGATAGCGCCGGGCGGCGATGGGAGCGCCCCGTCTCGCTGGAGGAGTCCGAGGCCGTGACCGATAAACCAAACGACGGAATTGTCGACATGATCCGCGGGGACCGTGTCGAATAATCCAGCGTGGCAAGTCTCAAGCCTGACCAATCCCGAGCCGAGATCGAGAACGCTCTCATAAAAAAATATTTCCTCGTCGATCAGGAAAATATTGAGGGGATCGTTCGCGTTGATTGTCGTCGACGCGCCAGCGATCAGCGTCGAGACTTGAATATCGTTAAGCCCGTCGATCTCGATGTCCTGAACGAACGGCGTAACGTCACCCTTGTCGCGAGAGATCGCGGCCGTTATGAGCGCCGTCGGCGTGAAATCGTTCTCAGTTCCCTCAAGGCCAAACGGCGATCCGACCCGATCCGATTGAATGTCATAGGAAATATGTAAGCCGCCATCGCGTGAACAGATCACGCCGAGATGTCGCTCGTTATCGAGGCTCAGTTGAAACGGGACCTCCCACAATCGCTCCCTGAGTGACGGTTGCGCGTCGCTCGCGACCGGTGTCCAGCCCGTATCAATCGGGTCTCCGAACGATCCGGCATTGAACGAGAAAATATCCTGAGCGACGTCGAGGGTGATCTCGTTCTCAAGGATGCGCCCACGGTCGACGCGGGTGACGCGGACCGGGAGGAGCGTGATCCCGAATCGTGACCATGTGAACTCAAGGACGTCTCCCGGAACGACCGCGTATTGACTCCGGTCCGTTACGATTTTCATGGTCGCGACCGGTGTCGAGAGCGAGCGGATTTCGCGCCATGCGATAGCATTCGCCAGGGTCGGATTTTTCACGCCGGGATAGCGGACCTTAGAGGCGTTGATCGCCTTCACAATATCCTGATTCGCCATGTCCTGAGCTAGTGCGAATGAGGTCGTGTAATTTTTCCGCCGATCCGTGAATTCGACCGCGACCTGATTCTGAGTCTCCGCCCATGATGGTCGCTGGAAACTCGTCACGCGCCTGACGTTCGTCTCGTCGAGAACCGGGAGGGTTCCCGGCGTGTAATCGAACCGAACCAGGACGAATCGAAATTGACCGCTCACGGGGTCGAGGGTGAGAACGCCGTCGACCTGTTGTTCGATTAACTTGACGAGTTCTAGGACGTCCTGTGGTCGATCCCATATCCACGCGAAACCGTGTCCCTCGGTTTTGAGGATCGCGGCTTGAGCCCGGAAATTTACAAGGTCGACATTCCCCGGCGATTGCGCGAGACCCCATTCCGTATTAGTCAGGGCCTCATAGACGACATTCATGGGATTCGCGCCGAGGTCGATTTCCTCGTCGCCTGGTTGAAGTGTTGCGAGATCAAGCCCGTCGGGAATGCGTTCTAATTCGAACTCGAAAGCGCGTAACTGAGGACCGAGGCCGATCTCTCCGCGTTCCCATGTGACGTAACAGGTTCCTCGATACGCTGGCGTCGGAGGCGGACTCTGAAACGGTTCAAGATAAAGCGAGATTGATTGAGTTTCCGTCCCCGGAAATATTCGACCGCCGCCGACTAAGCCGCCGCCTCCGCCGGCCTCCTCGCCGCCAAAAAATGAGGGTTCGTCTATGAAATACGACGTCCCGGAATCGCTCGGAATTATCGGCGTGTTCGCGGCCGGTGATTCCGGACCCCACGCGAATGACTGATCGTTTCGAATATTAACCAGGAGGTCGACCGGTCCCCGACATAGCGCCATTTGCAGACCTATCGAATAACGAAAACCTTGAGTCACGGTCTCGCTGGAAAATAATCCCGTTTTGACCTTTTCGGTGATCGGGTCCGCGATTAGGTCGCCGTACCATACGACATTAGGCCCCGCCATTTTGACCCGTCCCCATATCAGCGGAACGGCGCGGCCCTCGGTCGCGGTCGGGACATTGAAGTCGCCGAGCCCGGCCGGTTTCGCGTCCTCGATGTTCGGCTTAGGCCGGAGGAGTTCCGTGAGTAGGAACGTCGCGATATTTATCAGGAGAAACGCCCAAAATGGCAATTTAGGAACCTCCCCTCAGTCGCGTATTAAACGGATTTTTTCTCGGCACGAATGGAAACCCGCCATAGTTGATCGTGTTCGCGAATTTCGTGTCGCATATCGCGAGGGTATGATCGCACCCCGCGAATAAATCTATGTCGCTCCCGAGAACATTCTCGGCGAACGGGAGGAGGAGCGTCATGACGTCCCCGGATTGCGCGAGAATTAAACGGGCGTCGTCCGTCGATCCAGCTGGAAAACGCGCAAAGCCGCCGACAAAAAATCCAGCGCCGAGTCCGGAGGCTCCGTTGACCGTTATATCGTTCGCGCTCACGGCGGAGACCAGGCCGGTAAAATCGAAAAGCGATATGTCTATTTTGCATCGGGCGTCATAGAGAATATGGTTACAAAGGCCCATGTAATCGAATCGCGGCGCGGTCCGATTGAAAATTTTCGTGTTCGGGTTACAGGTAATTTTCGCCTCGATCTCCCCATCGAGAACCACGTTCGCGACGAAACCATCGAACAAAACGACCGCCTCCTCGGCGACGTCGTTCGCATGGGCGCGGAGAATCCGGACCGTCCCGACTTTACCGGGGACGTTCGCTATAAATTTTTGAGGGATCGGATTATCAATCGGGACCGTGATCGTGATCTGGCTCGCCGCGTCCTCGATGGCCGCCGCGACTCGGCCCCGCGAAATTGTCGTCGCCTCATAGCTCAGACCTTGCCAGACGATGTCACTATTGAATGAGGTAAATCGGAATATCTCAAGGCCGAAAATGAACGTGTAAAGTTCAAGGACCTGACCGGACTCGCGGCTAGTTTCTTGGGCGTCGAATGTCATGAGGGAACTCCGGTCAGTGTCAGGTCGAGCCGAGACTCTCCCGGCCGGCGATGGGTGAAACTCGCTTGATCGTTTGTTATCCGATTCAGCGTCAGGAATTCGATCCGGTCAAGTTCGACGAGCGGGAGCGCCGGGGAAATTCCGGGAGTGATCGTGATCCGCTCGATCGTCGAGGAGACCTCCGACGATCCTGTTATCTCGTGCTGAGAGACTGTCCCATCCTTTCGAACGACCTGAATGTCGGAGCGCGGCGTTACCTCCTCGACGAATTGCGTAAATCCGAACGCCTGGAAATCTAATTGAGTCGAGGCGTCGGCGATGTCCGCCGAGACTTTGAAGTCGTCGCGGCCGGTCCCGACATAGAACGATAACTGACTCCCTTTCAGGAAATGGAGTAACTGACGGAACTCCCACGTTTCCGCGAAACTCGTCGATTCGAATCCGTAAGCGAATGCGGGTTTTCCTTTTGACCAGGGCGAAAATTGACTCGGCGGTCCGGTCTCGTGATCGAGCCGCGTAACCTTGCGCCGAATTCCCTCGGCCACGGTTGCGCCTTTCATGAAATTGAGTCGGTCGATATTCGGTTTCGCGGTCGTTTGACCCTTTCCCTGGTAAGTGTCGAATGCCGCCGCCGAGGAGAGGTCGATATTGTCGAGGATTGTAAATTCTAATTTGAAATCCGTCGGGCCGACCGCGTACCGTTGCTGAGTTAATTGCGGCCTCGTGAACGCGGTCCTTACCGGCGCGACGATTGTATTCACGGCGTCGAATGCCCGACCGACGCCGACGTCGAGTTCGATGTCGTTCGGATTGACCGCCGCGATCTCCAGCGTTTCGACCGCGAAATTATTATCGTAAATCATGGCGAGACCGCCGACGCGGAAATCAGCGTCCGCCGTGTCGACGAAAACAGTCGTGTCGCTGATCGCGAGCGGCGCATCGAGCGGCTTAGATTCGAACCATACCGGGACACCGAAAACCCGCGCTTGCCAATCGAACAGGAGGGCGTTAATCGAATCGCGGGTCCGGTCGTCGTCGGTTCGAATTGTGAAAGCGAACACCTGGCGAGGAGCCTCGCGGACGTTTATCCGTTGCTCGGTCCCGTCGTTTATTTCAATTATGTCGGTTTTGAATTCCAGCGTTTCCTTGATCGGCGCTTGTGGTCGGTATTGGAAAATGGTGATTCGGTTTCCCGTGACCGGAACGATCAGGATGTCGACCGCCGTGTCGACGTCATAGTCCAGCGTCCCGGAAATACTCGGCGGCCCGGTCGTCGAAATCTGGACGTCACTGACGAACGACGTAAGCGCGGCGATCACGAGCGGGAGACCGGGGAGATTCGTGACCGTAACTCCCGCCCCGGTGTTATTGACGAACGCCTCCCACGTTCGCGCCTCGGTCCGGAAATTGTTCAGGAGCTCCAGTTCGCGAACCTGAGTCGTCAGGACATTCCCGAGGTCGAGACGGCCGGGGTTAATAATCCATTGATCGAACCAGTTCGCTTGTAAGTCCGGCGAAAGGAAACCGGCGTGATCCTGATCCGACGGGAGGAGCGTGTTTGTTAGTTGAACCTCGCCGCCGACATTGGAGGCGTCGGCGTCCTCGTTTACGGTGTCCGGCGCATTGAATTGAACGCCGAACACGCTGAGAAAACTCGCGACGCGCTCCCACGGAACGAGAGTCGGGCTCGCTCCTATCGGATCGAACGGCGCGGGAGGATAAGGCGATCCGACCGGAGGCGCGAAAGCGTGGCCGACCGGAATAGGCTGGCCGACATTCGCATCCGGAAACGGCCCGGCCG